GGCAGGACTAAAAAAATACAATGGGAGGCCAGAAGAAGGTTTTCTAATATTTAAAACTGCCTAAAATATAATTAAAATAAATACTAACTTTGTTAAAAATAAAATCAAATGGAATTTAAAGTAAAAGAAGTAACAAAAGAAGAAAAATCTCGTGTTGAAGTAGAAAGCGAATTGCTAAAAAAACACGAAGAAAAATTTGAAGACTCAGGTGAGCAAAAAGTTGTTGTAGATAAAGTTAATTTATCTGAAGACGCTTCAGAAGTTAAATCTTCAGAGCCAGAGACTAAAGAAGTTATTGAAGAAGATAAAGTGTCAGAAATAAGTGACACTGATGTTCTTTCATATATTAAAAATAGATACGACAAAGACATAAAATCTGTTGATGATTTGTTTGCGGAAAAAGAGGCAAACTTAGATTTACCAGAAGATGTGTCAGCGTATTTTAAGTACAAGCAGGAAACTGGTCGTGGAATTGAAGATTTTTATAATTTACAAAAAGACTTTGACTCTATGGATGATAATGCTGTACTGGCTAACTACTATTCATCTGTCGAAGAAGGTTTAGATGAAATAGATATTCAAGATTTGATCGAAGACAAATTCAGTTATGACGAAGAACTGGATGAGGAGAGAGAAATTAAGAAGTTGAAGTTAGCAAAAAAACGTGAACTTGCTAAGGCAAAGAAGTTTTTAAATGAACAAAAAGATAAATATAATATTCCTCTTGAGTCAAGTGGGGGTGGGTTATCTGAAGATCAAGAAAAAAGTCTTAATGCTTATAAAAGTTACATCGAAGAATCTAAAAGTTTAGAAGAAGCAAACAGTAAAAAAGCTGAGTTTTTTGTTCAAAAAACAAATGATGTTTTTAACAGTGATTTCAAAGGTTTTGATTTCAATGTATCGGATACTAAACTAACTTTTAAGCCAGGAACTGCGGAAGAATTAAAAAACAAACAATCTAATGTTGGTAATTTTATTAGTCAATATGTAGGTAAAGATGGATTAATTACTGACGCTATAGGTTACCATAAAGCTTTATCGGTAGCCATGAATCCTGATAAATTTGCTCAATACTTTTATGATCAGGGTGTTGCTAATGCTGTAGATAATGTTTCAAGAAAATCTAAAAACATTAATATGGATATTAGACAACAATCTCAAACAGTCTCAAAAGACGGAATGAAGATACGCCCAGTGAGTAATAGTAGAAACGAACATGGAAGAGGACTCAAAATTAGAAGTATTAAAAAAAGTTAAACAATTAAAAATTTAAAAAAATGGCAGTAAATTTGACACCAGGATTTGACTTGCAGCCAAGTGCGCAGCAAACCCCTTTATCAACAAACTACATAAACAACTTTGATTTCTTGAACCAGTATCTACCTGATACTTATGAAAAGGAATTTGAGCGTTATGGAAACAGATCAGTAGCATCATTCTTAAGAATGGTAGGTGCTGAAATGCCTTCTAACTCTGACCTTATTAAATGGGCAGAACAAGGAAGATTACACACTAAATATCAAAACTGTACTTCAGCATCAGCAGCAGGAGCTGTAGATGGCGTATGGACTATTCCAGGAGTTGGAGCAGCACCAGGCGCAGGAGCAAACAACCCAGCAAACTTTAACCCACAGTTAAATGCTAACTCTGGAATTTTAGCTTCATTAAGAGTTGGACAAACAGTTATGATTTCTGACAATACACCAGGATCTACTTTACAAAACAAAGCAATTGTAAAAATAGCTCCAACATCAGCAGCACCAGGAACTTTTACTGTAGCGTATTACGAAGCAGGAGGTCAAGCAATGATACCAGCAACATCATGTGATATCTTTATCTATGGTTCTGAATTTGCAAAAGGAACTAATGGAATGGTAGGATCTAATGAAGCTGATGACTTTATTTTTGACAACAAGCCAATTATTATCAAAGACAAATATACTGTTTCTGGTTCTGATATGGCTCAGATTGGATGGATTGAAGTAACAGGTGAAGACGGAGTAAGCGGATACTTATGGTATTTAAAGTCTGAACACGATACAAGATTACGTTTTGAAGATTACTTAGAGACAGCAATGGTGGAAGCAGTTCCAGCAGACGCAGCTTCAGGTGCAGCAGATTTCTTACAAGGTGTAGGAGTAGGTGCAGGTGCAGCTAATCTTTCAGGATCTGACGGAATTTTCTATAGTGTATCAACAAGAGGTAATGTTTTCGGAGGTGGAAACCCAGTTGCATTAGCTCAGTTTGATCAAGTAATTCAACGTCTTGATAAGCAAGGTTCTATTGAAGAAAATGTAATCTTTGTAAACAGACAATTCTCATTCGATATTGACGATATGTTAGCAGCACAAAACTCTTATGGAGCAGGTGGTACTTCTTATGGTTTATTTGACAATGATAAAGACATGGCTTTAAACTTAGGTTTCACAGGATTCCGTAGAGGATATGACTTTTACAAGTCTGACTGGAAATACTTAAACGATCCTACAATGAGAGGTGGTGTAAACGCAGGAGCAATCAACGGACTATTAGTTCCAGCTGGTTCAACTACAGTTTATGACCAAATCTTAGGAAAGAACGCTAAACGTCCTTTCTTACACGTTCGTTATAGAGCTTCTGAAACTGAAGATAGACGTTACAAAACTTGGATTACTGGTTCTGCTGGTGGCGCAAGAAATAGCGATCTTGATGCGATGGAAGTAAACTTCTTGAGTGAAAGAGCTGTATGTACTTTAGGTGCAAACAACTTCTTCTTATTCCAAGATGCATAGTAAATAGTAGTAATAGTTACCCTCGTTGTATTGACGAGGGTAATTATTATTTTTTTTTAAATCAAATTAAATTATATTATAATGGCAAAACAAAAAGAAAAGTACGAAAACAAAGCCTATAGGCTTACAGGTAACCAACATCCACTTTCATATATGTTGGCATCAAGACACTCAAGTAGATCTCCTTTATTACATTTTGATGAAGAACAAGGTATTAACAGGCCTTTACGTTATGCTCGTAATCAAAAATCTCCTTTTGAAGATGAACAAGATGGAAACGCTATTTTAGAGCCAATCGTTTTTGAAGACGGAATGCTTATAGTGGAAAAACAAAATCAATCTTTACAAAAGTTCTTACATTATCACCCAAGTAACGGAATGGTATTTGAGGAAATAAACAACTCAAAAGATGCAGCTGAAGAGTTAGAATATGTAGAAGCAGAGTTAGAAGCTCAAATAGAAGCTAAAAAAATAACATCTGATATTCACAAGCTAACATCAGTTTGTAGAGTTTTAATGGGGAATGGAGTAGATAATATGACTGTTCCAGAATTAAAAAGAGACATTCTTTTATATGCAAAAGCAAGACCAGAAGATTTTATGGCTACAATAAATGATCCAATGTTAGAACTAATGGATACTATTCATCAGTTTGTAATGGCTGGTTTTATTGCTTACAGAAACAACAATAAAGATGTTTACTATAACTTACCTAATAATAAAAAGAAAATGCTTACAGTTCCTTATGGAGAAGATCCAAACTATATTATTGGTTCTTTCTTGCAATCAGATGAAGGTGTTGAAGTTTATAAACTTTTAAAGAATAAGTTAAAAAATAAAAAGTAATAACTACTAACTAACGAAAAATTAGCTGCCTAAAAAGGTGGCTTTTTTTTTGCTATCTTTGTACTTTATTAACCCATTAAAAACTTTTTATAAAATGGCAAAATTTCTTAAAATTACAAATGCTCCAATTACAGGTCAACTAATTAGTGTTGACGGAGTTAAAGCTCTTGCTACTGCATCAGCTACAGCAGTAACTGTAACAATTGATTATGTTGACGGAACTACAACTACAGTAACAACAGCAGCTCAAGTTGGTCACGATGTTTATGATGCTATCATGAACGGAATGGAACAAGCTTTAGCTACATCTTGGCAAAAACCTTACTATGAGGTTTTATTACCAAAAGCTGTTACAAGTATTGTTAATGCTTAATAAGCAAATTAACTAACCAATACCTTAAGAGGCTACAAAAAAAAGTAGCCTCTTTTTTTTTGCTATCTTTGTGAAAAGAATTAATTATGCCTATAAATGAAGTACGAAATACCGTATTAGCCTTAGCCAATAAAAATAATTATGGATACATATCTCCAGCAGATTTTAATCTGTATGCTCAACAGGCTCAAATGGATATGTTTGAAGATTATTTTTATCAATATAATAATCAATTATTAAAAGAAAACCTTAGACAATCAGGATCTGGTTATGCTGATATATCAAAAGGTTTAGTTGAAGTTATTGATACTTTTTATGTAAACACTCCTTTACTAAACTCTGCAACAACTCAGCTGGGGAATATACAGACTAATCTATATACATTGCCTTCTGATTATTACTTAATTAATAAAATGATGGTATATACTAAAGAGTTAGCGGCAGGAGTAACAACTTCGACCAATGGCGGCGCTACAGCGGTAAACGACACTACAGCAGACTTTATTGCAGCAGGAGTAGCTGTTGGAGATATAGTTTCTACTATTACAGGAGGAGTGGTTTATAACACCATTGTTTTACAAGTAGTTAGTGCAACTAATATTTTAGTGTTTCCAATGACAGGCGTAACAGTATGGAATGCTATAGGGAAAACATATAACATATATTCTGCTAATAATATTATAGAAGCGGAAAGAGTTGCTCAGAGTAAAATAACTATGTTAAATAATTCTGTTTTAACAAGACCAAATATTGGTTATCCTGCATATACGCAAGACGCTTTAGTAGCTCAAGCTTATCCAAACACAATAAATAAAATAGGTCAGTTTACATCTCAATATGTAAGGTATCCTCTTCCTCCAAATTGGACTTACGCTTCATTGTTAGGAGGAGAACCTTTGTTTGATCCAACAGCAGCAGATTTTCAGGATTTTGAATTACCACTTTCTGATGAACCTATGCTTGTTGCTAAAATATGTCAATATGTAGGGCTTGAAATACGAGAGGCTGATGTATTAGCTTTTGGTCAAAATTTAGAAATAACTGAAAACCAACAACAATCATAATTATGGCATATATAAACGATTACGCATATTATCAAAATTCAGGAAATAATCCTACCGATGCTAACTGGGGTTCTTATCAGTTTGTTTCTTTGTCAGATATAGTTAACAACTTTATGTTAATGTATCAAGGAAATCATGAGCTTATAAATAATATAGAAAGATACCAAGTTTTATTTCACGCAAAAAGAGGAATACAAGAGTTAAATTATGACGCAATGAAGGAAATAAAAATTCTTCAATTAGACGTTACTAATCAATTACGATTTGTACTACCTCCTGACTATGTAAACTGGGTTAGAATTTCTCAAATGGTAAATGGTATTTTACATCCCTTATCAGAAAACATTCAAACTAATTGGTCTTCAGCATATCTTCAAGACAATAATTCTAATATTTTATTTGATCAAAATGGAAATGCTTTAAGTCCTCAAGAGTCTGAGGTTAACTTAAATCAGATGTCAACAACAGCTCCAAGTATTTACTTAAATTCAGGTAGTCCGTATAACGGATCTGAAGGGTGGAATATAAATGGAGTATGGTGTTTTAATTATTCTATTGGATCTCGTTTTGGTTTAAATACTGAAACAGCTAATTCTAATCCAACATTTACTATTGATAAGCAATCAGGAGTTATAAACTTCAGTAATATGATAGCCTCTTCTTCAGTTGTTTTAGAATATGTATCTGACGGAATGGAAAATGGTGTTGATACTGACGTTCACGTAAATAAACTATTTGAACAATACATATATGCATATATTAGATACTCTATATTAAACGGAAGAGTTGGAGTAACAGAGTATGTCGTTAATAGAGCGAGAAAAGATAAATCTTCTTTATTAAGAAATGCAAAAATAAGATTAAGTAATATACATCCTGGTAGACTATTAATGAATTTACGAGGCCAGAATAAATGGATAAAATAATATGGGGAAGTCTGAGATAGTTACAACTAATTTTATTGCAGGTAGAATGAATAAATCCATAGATGAACGATTGCTTCCTCCTGGGGAGTATATTGACGCTATGAATGTTCGCTTAGGATCTACAGAAACAACTGAAATAGGTGCTGTTGAAAACTCAAGAGGTAATGAACAGCTTACTTCAATTAGTTTTGAGGGAACTTCTTTATCCGTAAATGCGGTGTGCATAGGGGCTTATGAAGATGGTATGAGGGAAAATATTTATTGGTTTATCCACGATGAAAATTTTCCTTCTAAAGTTGGTGGCCTTGACTTAATAGTTTCTTTTAACACTCAAAATCAAGTTGTTAGATACCATGTAGTTTCTACTTCAGTATTAAATTTTGATCCTGAGTATTTAATAACCGCAGTTGATTTAGTAGATGGAGAGTTGTTGTTTTTTACAGATGACAAAAATCCTCCACGAATGATAAATATATTAAGGAACTATCCTTTTCCAGTGGGAAACACAGATCAAATTGTTGAAGAAGACATATCTGTAATAGTTAAACCTCCTGGATTTGAAGATGTTGTTGGATCAAATGTCAGTTTACCTGCTCCATTAGTTCAGCTTGTAAACCTACCTGGTAATGAAAATTATTTAAAAGAACGATTTGTTTGTTTTGCTTATAGATACAGGTATCAAGACAACCAATATAGCGCTACTTCTTTATTTACAAAACCAGCTTTTGCAGCAAGCACATTTACTTTTGACACAAGAAATTATTTAAATGGCGGAATGGTTAATAGGTATAACGGAGCAGTTATAACTTTTAATACTGGTAGTGAGCGTGTTTTAGAAATTGACTTGCTTTATAAAGAAACAACGTCAAACTCAATTTTTGTAATAGAGAGATTTAAAAAACAAGATTATGGGTGGGCAGATAATACATCTAAAACCTATTCTTTTACAAATAGTAAAATATACACAACAATAGGTGGGGATGAGTTATTAAGACAATACGACAATGTTCCAAGATTAGCAAAAGCTCAAACAATCATGAGTAATAGATTGTTTTACGGAAACTTTGTAGATGGATACAACTTTAGAAGAAATAATGCTGAAGGTTCAAATATTGCTTTAAATTATTCAACTACCTACGTTTCTAAAAATGTAGATTTTATAACTTTAGAGATTCCAGAGCCTGGAAATGGAAGCGCTTATACTATTTCTGGAACAACTGAAAATATAGA